CCGACATGGCAGATAGCGCCATTTGCAGGCGCTTTCGCATGGTCGACAGCACATCCTGTGTGTCTTTCTTAATGTCGTCCGGCGGCGGGTTTCCACCCACATCCGCGACTTTTGCTGCCTTATTTATGCCGGTATAGTCCATTTACTTCATCTTTTTCGCTGGTTTGGCGGCTGCGCGCTTGGTAGCGTACGCGATGGCCACGGCCTGTTTCACGGGTTTGCCGCTTTTAACCTCGGCGCGGATGTTTTGCTTGAACGCTTTTTCCGATTTTGACTTAATCAGCGGCATTTTACTTCCCCTTTTTAGCCGTTTTCGCAGACTGCTTGAAATCTTTCGCGGTCGGGGCGCCGGGCGAGCCGGGTTTGCGCATCTTTTCGCCAGATCCGGCCTTGATGCGCTCGCGTTTTGCGTGAATGTTTGCGTACAACCCTGGTTTCGTCGCCATAGTCAGCACTTCCATCGTTTAAGTGACGCTTTCGCGCGTTCGCCGTCTTTCGCCTTGGCTGCTACGGCACCCATCCGAGCGCAAAACGATTTTTTACGCCCTTCATCCGCCTTTGTTTGCGGGTTCGGTGCCGGTGCCTTTAAGTTCGAGCCGGTTGCTGCGTTGTACTTCGCTCGCCCCTTGGCTGTTAGCCCTGCACCCTTGCTGACCGGCAGCTTCTCGCCCCGGCCTACGCTCAATGACACGCCTTTTTTCGTTGCCATCTTAGTTCCCCATCCAGCCAGTTGCAACCGCTGTCTGCTGATACATGCGCGGGGCCGCTCGCGCTGCACGTTCTACGCCTGATTCACGGCTGGCCACCGGAAACGCGAACGTCACCGCTAGTGCATCCGCCGCGTCTGGTGAGGCCAGCCCGCGCGACTTCATCTCTTTCTTACCTTCCAGATAGATCGTCCCCGACGAGTCAGGCTTTTTCATCGGGCCTGTCAAGTCCGCCTTCAGTTGCCGATCGTTCGGGATGCTGGCCGTTCGTAGCCAGTCCTTCATCAACCCCCACATTTCGGCGCGCTTGTTGCCCCACATGACCGGTTTGCTGGACTTCCATCCGAAGTTCACTCCGCGAACCTTGTATCGCTGTTCCTTCAACCTGTCAAGTATGCCGTAGCCCAGACCACCTTCGTCAATCACCGTCAGTGCTGGCCGGTACTCTTCAATCGCATCGATCACCCGACCGACTGTTGTCATCGTATCCTCGCCGTGGTACCGCTTGATCGCGATCAGGTCGCGGCCTTGCCTGACCACGATCACCGTTGCGTCCGCGCCGCCTCGAGCTGGGTCAACGCCGACAACAATTGGCGCCGTCGCGTCCTTGTAACGTGGCCGACTGGCGGCATCGTCGACAGCAGACGCACCAATAAACTGATCTTCGCCAGCCGAAGGGAATTCACCGTAGACCTCAACCCGAGCCTGTGGCGAATCCTCGCCATATTCCGCAATGATCTGCTCATAGATTTGCTTGTCCGTGTCCTCAACCGTTCTGGAGTCAATGTTCTCCGTGTGCCAGAACGCCCGCTTAGCGTTGAAGCACTCGTAGAAGTAGCCTTGATTACGCCGGGGGTTAGAGAACGCGAACCAGTACCGGTCTAGGATCGGTTCCGTAAAGAAGCCCGCACCGACCGACCAGATGCCGTCCGGGATACCAGACGCCTCATCAAAGATCAGCATCATGCCGTCGTGGTTGTGAACACCGGCGTAGCTGTCCGGATTCTCTTCCGACCACAGCTTACCCTCGGCTGCCCAGTAGCGCGTGCCCTTCTTCAAGTCACGCTCGACCAGCTCAGTCAGCCACTTCGCCGGGATCAGCTTGGTTGCGCTGATCTCCCACCAGTGGCTGTTGATGATCATCGCTTGCCACTTAGTCAACTCACCCCATGTGACCGACCGGAGCTGCGCTTCACTGTTGGCTGACACGATGACGGAGGAGCCAATGCGGGTCGACAGCATCCACAAGACTAGCCAACTGACCAGCGCCGACTTACCGATGCCTCGCCCGGACGCAACCGCCGTGCGCAGGGCGTCCATGTCGACCTGCCCTTTGTTCGTCTTAATGTGCGTGGCGATCCTGCGCAGTATCTTGCGCTGCCAGGTGCGCGGGCCTTTGAACTTAGCGAGCGGTGTGTTGGGTTGCCCCCACGGGAAGGCGAACAACACGAACGCCTCGGGATCATCTGCGAGCTGTGGCGCCCACAGTCGTGTCATTAAGAGCTGTTCGCCCTCGGCGTCATAGATCGGCTGTTGCGCCATGTGTCATCTTAGTAGGTAGTCGGTCGGGTTTCTGTTCCGTAATCAGCCCGTCGATGACGCGGGACTGCGCCTGTTGCAGCGCCTGGGTGATACTGATCTTGTTCGTGACGTCGACGCTGATCTCCTGACGCGCCGTCCAACCGTGGGCGTGCTGCAGGATCGCTAGCGCCGCCTTGGCGTCGCCATTACGGGCGGCGTCGTGCAGCAGCGCAGACGCCTCCAACTCGCCGTCAGCGCGTCCCTTCTGCTCCGCCATCGTCGCCACCGGATCCATCTCGCAGAGGTGCCGGTACTCCTGCGGCAACATGCCTGCAGCTAACGCCAGTGTGTCGCCCTTCAGTCCGAGCTTAGCTGCGTCGTAGATGGACTGTAGGCGCGACTCCGTGGCCTCTAGTTTACGAACCGTCAGCGGTAACGAATGTATGCCCATGGCGGCATGGTAATGGATTTTTTAAAAAAATAAAAAATTTTGTGCAACACCTCCGTGGACGTGACCGGCCGGCCGCGGGCCCCCACCCCCCTGCCTCGAGCTGGTTGCCAAAAAGTTAACGCATTATGTCAAATAGGATCAAGCTATTAGCCAGGCGTGAAACATAGCAGGCATATGTTTCACGAAAACATATTTTTTGAAGGGTTATGGGTGTGGGTCACGCAGATTGTCCACACGAACCGGTGGCCGCGCGGACGTAAAAGTGTTAGCAAAAAGGAACCGAATCTGTGGATAACTTTTTGCCGGACAAAATGTTGCCATAATGCTATGTGGACAATGTGGACAATCTACAGAGGCAAAAAAAATCGCGGCGCGTGCGAGAGCGCACACGTGGCCGTATAATCTATTAGCAGTATGATAACTATTTTAACACCCCAACATCCCTTAAAAATTATTGTCCACATTGTCCACAAATAGCCAAAAGCCGCACAGCGCCTCGATTCCCACGTGGACAACCGCGCCGATTTTCATAGTCCACACATAGTCCACACGATGTCCACAAAAAGCCGAAAAAAGTGTAAAAGATTCCTTGACATTTTTCATTAGTTTGCTATGATTCTTTCAGCGGCAAAGAAATGTTTTACAGATTGACTGATTAATTTTTAGGCAGAGGGGCAGAAAATGAGATTTTGCATAAAAGATTTGAATACAGGCAAGGCGATCGAAGTGACTGATTTAGTCGTCGATACACTTGGACACGGCGAATCGCCTGTATGGACTGATTTGATGATTTGCGAGGGCGTCGATATCGCTGCCGAATTAGCTCGCGAAATGTTCGGCCATGACAATATTGACGCAGGAACAATCTAAATCAAACGGCCGGCGAAAGCCGGCCATCATTAGGGGAAAAAAATGACTAAACCTATCGTTGGCCAGAAAATCAAACTCCACGTTTACGGCCGCCTGCAGACTGTCACTGTATTAGCTGTACACAAATTCGGCACTATTGACGTCGAAACCGAATCCGGCGCGTGCTTCCGCATGTCTGGCCTGTCATTCAACTAAGGGGAACATCATGAAACAGACAATTCTTGAGATTCTATTAGGCACGCTCGTTTTTCTGTATCTATGGGCGTTTCTTTTCGTTTTGATGTCATTCTAAAAACCTGTACTAGGGGATCCGACCATGAAAACCGTACATTTAACGCTGAAATCAAATAACGTAAAAACCGGCCCGATACCCGTTTCGACGACGTCGGCCCTATCGTGTCCGAGCGCGTGCCCGCTCAAAAGCGGCGGGTGTTATGCCGACGGCGGCCCGCTTGCATTGCATTGGCGCGCAGTGACGGCCGGCGAGCGCGGCCTAGATTGGCAAAGCTTCTGCGACGCTATCGCCGCGCTACCGGCCGGCCAATTGTGGCGCCACAATCAAGCCGGAGATTTACCAGGCCTTGACAATTCGATTAATCCGGCCGCGCTCACAATGCTAGTCAACGCCAACGCCGGCCGCCGTGGCTTTACTTATACGCACAAGCCGGCGACAGTCGACAATCTGGCGCAGATCAAAGCGGCCAATGCGGCCGGCTTTACTATCAATCTATCGGCCAATGATTTGACGCACGCCGACGCGCTCGCTGATACCGGCGCCGGCCCCGTCGTCACAATTCTACCGATCGACGCCGGCGCTAAAAACCGCACGCCGGCCGGCCGCCTGGTCGTCCCGTGTCCCGCGCAGCTGCGTGACGACGTTTCATGCGCCGATTGTCAATTGTGCGCGCGCTCGGATCGGCCGACGATTATCGGCTTTTTGGCTCACGGATCCGGCGCCAAAAAAGCGGAAAAAGTATTTTTCATGAAAAAGGCGGCCTAATATGAAAACGATCACGGCTAAATATGACGGATTCTGCGCGGCCACCGGCGCGCGCATATTGCCCGGGGATGTTATCCAATGGCAACGCGGCCGCACAGTGCTATTGGAGCGCAAAGCGGCCCGAGTCGATACCGTGACGCTGATCGGCGAGCATGGCCCGCGCGATTATTACCGCAACGCGCGCGGCCGGTGTATCGACGCGCCATGCTGCGGATGTTGCACGATATGAGCGGCCGCGGCCGTTTGCAATACGGGCTATTGGATGACGAAAACCGCGTTATTCGGTGGCTTGATTATCCGCCGGCCAATGGCCGGTATATCACTCGGCGCGTGCTAACACCGGCGCGCCTAATTCCTACAATTGAAACATACGGCGCTGCGCGCTGGTAACTTTGGAGGTCGAATTATGCAAACGATAATTATCGACAGCACTACTTATAAAGTGAAATTTGATCGGGATCCGCTCGAATTAGCCAAAGCGGCCCGCAAACCCTATCGGCCGAAAAAGCTAAAAGATATCCGAAAATTTCCGCTTTGGACCCCAGCGGTATCAACGGCCGAATATATCAAGCGGTTCGACAATTTGAACAATTTGCAGGCGGTTCAATACGCTGGTGCCAGCACTGACACGGCCGCGCAGTATGACCCGACAATTCCACTATGCGAGGTTTTCAATGATGACTAATGCCACTGCAATAGCAGGCGCTGAGCGGCCCTATCCGCACTACCTCGAGCGCGTCGACGTACTGCTAGATGATACCTGGTGGTCTATCTGGGTCGATTATGAGCCCGCCGATCCTAGTGTCGGGCTACCGGCTACCGCTTGGCTAGTCCATGCGCATGTTGCCGAGCATTACGCCGATATCGCGGATTATCTGAGTGAATCGACAATCAAGCGCTTGGAAACGGAAGCGGCCGATTATCTATCGGAGGGCCGCTAATGTTTGCGCTGTTAGGTTTATTACTTGCGGCCGCGCTTGCAATCGTGCTAGGTTTATAGCGCGCGCCACTCTCCCGCGTGTTCCACCCTTCGGCCCGCCTTTCGGCGGGCTTTTTCTTTACTTGACCAAGCGAACCGCTGCAGGCGCAGGCACTTGTTCGACCATGCGCCTGAGCTCCGATTTCGGCGTGTCGGCGAGCTCAGGCGCGCAGAAGACATGCTTCTTGACATCATACTCGCGCGACTTCAAGCGCCCCATGTCGACCCAACCCGCCTCTTTGAGCGCGTGTAGGAGCGCCGCTTGCGGTATCTTCACCCCAGAAGGTGCACCGTGCACAATACGCTCACAGAGCGCGTAGAACGGGCTCGCTACAACCCCTGTCGAGAACTCACCCAGACGCGCCCGCATCATATCGACCAAGTAGGACTCGGCAGTCGAGCGGCCCTGTTCGACCATAATCATTTTCGCTTCGGTCAACGGCGGCGCGGCCCCAGGATTGAACCGCGACACGTCACGCGCATACAGCCATCCTGCGGCCGTGGCAAGCCCGCCCGCCTTGTACCAGTCCCATATCGCCTGCGCGTCACGCTCGGCCATTCTCGGCGCGTCTGAGTAGGTCACAAACCAGCGCCGATCGTCCGAGGGCAGGCTAAGCGGCACGCGCTCATTCGAGAACGCTAGAACGAAAATGCGGTTCAATGCTTGGTACGGATGCAGCCCCTTGCGGTTCACCTGCAGGAACTCGGGCGGCGCTGCAATGATCGGCTTTAGATGGTTCTCGAGCGCGCGTCGATCTTTTGCTTCCGCTTGGCGCAATTCTTCGAACACCATTACCTCGGACTCAAGCGCGTAGCCCCATTGGCTCATGATTTCTTCGTTACGCACGATCGACACGTTCGCGAGCGACTCGCCACCGATGCCCCATAACAGCGGTTGCCAGAGAGTATCTTTGCCGGAGCCCGGGTTACCGATATGCAGCACCGCGTGATTGATCTTTTTGTTCGGGTTCTGCAGCTTGTAGGCCATCACGTTCAGCACATGCTCGCGCTCGGACACGTCCGGGATCATCCGCTCGACATGCTCGAGCCAGACGCGCGGGTTACCGGTCGTGGCCACCGGCCGATGATCAATCCAGCGGTTACCGTACACCTGCCCCTCCCGCGCCACCTGAACGCTCTCGCCTGCCGCGTACGTGATTCCGGCCAAAGTCAACGCGCCCAGCTTCTGGCGGTTCTCATCAAAACAAACGGACGCCTCGATGCGGCGTTTGGTCTTACTCGGGTGAATCGAGAAACAGGTCACATGCCGGTAGAGCGCATTGAAGGTACCGCGCGCGATCTCGCGGCGGTCGTGCAGGTCAAAGTACGCATCCTCGGACTCGATGTAGGCGTAGCGGGTGTACCAGTCGGCCTTCTCGACTCGGTCGCGCTGCTTTTTCTCGACATCGGCGATGACTTGCGCTGCAGCGTCGGGGAACGCTTCGGTCGGCGTCAGCTGCGACAAGGTGTGGCTCATCGTCTGCGCCAGTAGCTCATCCCGCAGCCCTGGCGCGTGCTTGGGGCCGCCGTTGGCCGCCACCCAATCCAAGAACACGTTGGAGTCTAAGTCGATGCAGTGCGAGTGCAAGCAGCAGTACGAGCGCGTAGCCGGGCTATAGCGCCCTTCCGGGTTGCCATCGGTATGCTCGGCACTGTTCGGGCAGATGACGCCCGCCCATCCTGCAGGGTTCGGTAGCGACAGCAGCAGCCCCTGACCCGAGAGCCACGCCATCACGTCGTCAGCCCCATCATCCGACAAGCGGATCGGACGCACGCCGAGTGACTCGGCAGGCGCAGGTGTCACGCCAAGCGCGTCGCAGATCGCCTCGAGGGTGTACTCGCGCGTCGGGTGGAACTCGACTAACTGCGCAGCAAAGCGGTCGCGATTAGGCTTCAGATTGATCGACCCCGGCAGCCGGAAGTTGCGCACGGCATTGCAGGCGCCCGGGTCGGTATAGCCCGCGTCAGCGATCGCGCGAATAGCCGCGGCATACTCGGCCTTCGTTGGCTGATCTGAGAAGGCGTAGCCCCACTGAAACGATCCGGCGGACGTCTCGATAATCCATGTCGGCGGCAGCTGCGGTGTCTTCGGCGCCTTAATCGGGTCGCCTACGTCGTCCAGCACCATCACGAGGACGTACTCGCAGTTAGCGGCAGACGCGCCCGGCTTACCGTCAACGAACCGCTCGACGATAAACGACGCCGTGTTGCCATACCATGCCTGATCGGGCTTGATCTTGCGGGCGTCGGGTAGCGCAGCAGGCCATGTGCATTTGATCGCACCATCGGCGTGGAACTGCAGCTCACCGTCTTTTAGTTGTGGCTTTTGGCGCACAATCAGCGCCGTCTCGCCTTCAGGCGCTAGATTTTGTATATAATCAAGAAATTCCAAGTGACCCCTCCATTTGGTTGAGCCGCCCTGCCAGGCGGCTTTTTTATTTTCCGTACCGCTCCATTACTTTAACGCCTGCCTTCAAGGGCAACCCTTGCGCCCATGCAGGCGCCGTACACATGACCTCGACTAGCCGCTGCTTGGATGCTTCAGGGTCAGCGGCCTCGAGGACGATCTCATCGTGAACATGTAGGACTGTTTCGGGAAGTTGGCGTAAAGAATGCCGCAGCAAGTCGTGCGCGATTGCCTGCGTTATGTTCTCACAGGCCAGCCCCCGCCACAAGCGCGCTCTCGGCCATTCCTTCGCATCCGCTGCAGGCTTCCATGCCGCCTTGACGTAGGTGATCTCGTCGCCCTCAAACTTAGCAAATGGATAGCATAGGATGCGCCCGCTTGGCAGCGCGTACCACAGGTGCTGACCGTCGTACATGTAGGTGATGCGCCCGACTGGGAACTCACGCCCTGGGTTGCGTAGCGCACGCGTGTACGCCTCCTCGAGCTTGCCCCAGTAGCGCACCGCCCACGGATTAGCGCGACGCCATGCGTCAACGATCCGGCGGGAGTCGGACTCGGGTAGGACGATGCCGTAATTGCGGCCCATCGCCGAGAACGCACCGACCGAACCACCAAAGCCGAGCGACAGGATCGCGACCTTGCCGATCTGGCGCTCTTCGGACTCGTCGCCGATGTCCTCCTCGGGCATCCGGTAGATGCCTGCGGCCTCACGCTTGTAGATGTCACGCCCCTGTCGGAAGACGTCCAGCACCGACTCGGCCTGCGGGTCAGCGGACGCCCACGGCGTGACGCGTGCCTCGATGGCTGACCAGTCGGCAACGACGAAGGAATGTCCGGGTGCGGGAATCAGTGCGGGCCGGAGCATTCCTCGTAGAACATCCGTAATGCGTTTTCCAAATCTTGGGGTGACGCTGTGGCCTCGCACCATAGCGTGGCGTACTGCGTCGGGTTCCTTGGCGCACTTACGAGTGAAGTTGTGAACTTGGGCGCCGTAGGAGCTGGCGCGCCCGGTGGCTGATCCACCAGCGAAAACGAATGCGCCCCGTACGCGATGGTCTTCAACATCCGCGAGAGCTGCAAGGCGGCTGAACTTTGCGACCGAAGACGCCCAGAGGTCGTCCGCACATTGAATGACGTCCGCAACATTGGCCGGAATCTCATCGGGGTTTTCCTCTGCAAAGTTAAGCAAGTTAGCGCGTACGGCCTTATCGATACTGTACTTCTTTTCGCCGTCTTTGTAGACCACCATCATTTCTTTCGCCTGCGGCCCGACGCGCTCCAACACCCACTCGCGCATACGCGGGCTGCGCACGGAGGCGATTGCGCCCTCAGTCACTTCGGCGACGATTTGCTCGATGTCGTCGGTTTCCTGCGACGCGTAGCTGATCGCAGCTTGCGAGAGCGGCAGGTCAAGCAGCACGCCTTTATCGTTGATGCGCTCGTTGACGTGGTAGTCCGCCAGCTCGTCATCCGACAAGTCGCGCATGGCTTTGCTGATTGCTCGCATGGCACGGACGTCGGACTCGCAGTACTCGACCATCTCCTGCATTAACTTCGGGTCGTTGTTGAAAGTGCCATCTGCTCGTGCAATTGATAAAGCTCGGATAAGCTGGCTACCTCGATGATCCTTCCGCATGTTGCTACTGATGGCGCGTCCGACGTCTTCAAGGCTGCCCGGTAGGCAGTTAGCACGCGCTTGAGTAGCGGTGCAGTAGAACTGCTCGAGTTGAAAGTCACACTGTAAGACGTACCAGAATATGAGTCGCTCGAACGCCGCATTGTGAGCGCGTATCTGCCCCGTGTGCTGGCGTACAGCATCGGGAAATGGCATGTCGGGAGTCCAGGTGACAACCTCGTCGTCGTCAAACGCGTAGGACATGCAAAGTACATCGGTGGTTCCGTCTTGTGCATAGTTATAGACTCCCCTTGAGGATAGGTCGCAGCGGCTGCGTGTCTCGAAGTCAATCCAGAGAATAGACATAGTCATGGGTAGGGGTGGCTCCGGTCACTCGAAAGATGTCAGGCAGATCCGACCAAGGGTACCTAACATCAAAATGACCAGAGCCATAGAAAGGGTGGGCCTACTCGCTGCGTCCGGCTTTCTCATGCTGGTGGTGCGTTCCAGCTTCCGGCATCCGCTTTGGGCCCGTGTTACTTAACCGCGACGACGACGTGCTGGTGCAGCTTCGGCAGCAGGCGCTGCTTCTTCTGCAGGCGCTTCGTCGCGCTCGCCGTCCATGCCGACCCACGTCACCAGCTCGAACACTGGCGTGTAGATGCGACCGTACGACTTGTGCTGATAGTGGTCTTTCTTCAGACGCACGACCGGCACCGGCTTGCTTTGGTCTTTCTCAACCTGTTCGGCAATCGCAACAGCTAACGATTGAACCGCACGCTTACCACCGACAGACGTGACGGTGTAACGCGCTTCCATGTCCTTGTCAGCGCCTTCGACGCATTTCAGTGACATGCCGACTTGTGGCTCCCAACCCCGCTTGGCGTTGGGCGGTGCTGCTTCCATCTCTGGTAGCGGCTCGGTGACTGGCACCATCTTCTCACCTAAGACCTCACCCTCACCCCATGCAATAAAGCCATGCACAAACGAGAAGGGATTGATCGCCCAAGTTGAATCGTCTTCGACTTCGGTTTGGTCTGCACCAAACACCCAATGGCCGGTCTTGTCCATTTTCAGGATGACCGACCCTGCCGGGCCGACTTCAGTCTCGAGCGCACGCAGTGCGGTAGAGAGGGTGGATACTGCAGGCAGGTTAGCGCCTTTGAAGGTTACGATATTGGACATGACTATTTCCTTATTGAAGTTTAGAGAGGGCTGCAGTTAACTGCTTCCCGATTTGCAACACCGCTGGCCTCGGATCTGACTCCGGTGCCAACGTATCGCCCGATGAGATAGCAACGACCATCTCAGCGGGAAATTCGATTTTAGCCTTTTTCAACGTCTTCTCGAGCTGTGCAGGCGACTTTATTTTTACTGGCTCGTACGCGTCCTTGATGTTGTTCGCGTCAACCCACGCTTCGATCTTCGCTTCCTCCACCCACTGACGCGTCGCACG